TTTTGGAATAAAGCCAGAAAAGGTGCTCTCATATCCAAAGGTAGATATGACCTATAAATGAGAGCGTTTGTAATAATACATTCCGGTTCCTCTTAAAATTAAGCCAAAAATTATGCTTCCAGTCCAACTGGAAAGCATACAAAATACTTAATTTCTAGTTGGAACCGACGATAGATAAACTACCGTGACATGGGCTTTCATGTCGTCCTTGGAATTATACTCATCACGAGATTTGGCTAGTTACTGTGCCAGCTCACACATGCATTTTAAAGTCATGCAAGACTATACGGGAGGAGATCCTTCCAAATAAACAATAGGAGCTCCAATGAACATACCCAAAGTAAAATCCTCACCTGCTGCACAATACAGCTGGTGTGTAGAACCTTCAGCTTCAGGTGATGACTCATAGGAATACTTCCAACAAGGTTCATATGACGTGTCTGAATCTGCAGTGAAGGCCATCAAAGATCGACTATGCAAAAAACGTCGTGAAGTGTAAAAAGGTACTTCAAAACTTGCAATGGGTTCCACTTGGGGAACAATAAGTTGACCACCCTCATTAAGGGTGGTAGATTCATCAAACCCAATGTACCATGTTTGCAAACCTACATTTGTGTTTTTGTCAGGAACAATCTCGCGAATGTTAGCAGGAGTACATCCAGAATATCTTGTGACCGAAATGGGACCTCGTATAAAATCACAACAGGGTCGTGACAACGTTACTTTCCACCTAATAGATCCTCGCCATCCAACATAACCACTAGCAACGAAACGCAGAGGACACAAGTATCCATATGCGTATTGTTTCCCTAACACCGTTTTGGTTACGCGCATAGCTGCAAGATCAGATTTGTTGGTAAACCCAGGCTCAATTGGAAAAGATTTGCGTTGGATGAGATTTGCATTGGTAGCTGGAAATGCAGCACCAGAACTGTCACTGTGCCACAACTCAACCATGGAATATCTCTTAAGTAAAGTCCTAAAGGAACGAACAGTCTCACCAAAGAAAACATCATTGGTATGAGAGGTCAATGAACCCAAATCGGCCAAAACCCCTGCAGGTTGTCCTCCCTCAGCCATGGTAGCAGTTTCAGAAGAAACAGCAGAAACAGGCGATTCAGCAGATTGAGGTTGAACAGGTTCGTCCCCTTCAGCGACAGCGTCTAACACCTCGATTGGAGCAAGAAGAGCTTCGGGGGCATTGACTTCAGAAAACGTTCTGTATCGCAACCTAGCCAATGGCCTAGATGTGGGACAAGCTACTTCAAAATCTGGACCGGCTCGCATGGAAACCACTACATAGCAATCATCAGTACTGGCACTGGGGTTGGCCAACTCATTCATAACATAAACTCCTAACACGCCGTTTCCAGAAGTGTTTAAAGAAGAATTGTAATTAAGTGGAGTGATAGCAAACATTGGACCTATACCAGTGTACATGCAGTTTTCACGATAGGACGATGTTTGTCCCCATCCAACAGTGACCTCAAAATCCTTAGTTTCAGAAATATCAACAACAGTTTGGTAACCCAAGTTATACTCAGGCGTTATTCTCGTCGGATCATTGTTGGAAACTTCAATCTCAGGATCATATACAATTCTCAGTCGTCCTTTATGCAAAGCACTGCACACAACTTGGAAGCGATATATTATAGAACCTCGCCAATATTGAAATGGAAGAGCTGCGAAACATGAAGCTGTCATATTCATTTTTGGAATGTCTGAACCACTAGCACCGTAAATGATGTACTGTGCAGGATCCACTATGAAATTCCACAATATTGTTCCAGCAGGAGAAGAATTTCCTGATGTCCACGTAAACGAAGTTAGGTAACTCTCTGTCTGAGCAACATGCAAAATATCCATCTCATCTTTTAAAACAAAACCAAAGACACGTGGATCAATGGTCAATTCCTGCTTAAAATCCAACATCAACTTATAACTATCATCCTTTCCACCAATAATAACCATATCACTAACAATTTTAAAAACAAAAAGACA